CTATGCTTGGGCAGATAGCAGTAGGTCAAGTTGTCATGAACAGAGTAGAGGACAGCAGGTTTCCTGACAATGTGTGTGATGTAGTGACCGAAGCTGTCACATACAAAGGCACAGACAAACCTGTACTTCACAAGTGCCAGTTCAGTTGGTATTGTGACGGACAAAAAGACGAGCCTAAGGTTGACAGCAAGGAGTGGTGGAATGCACAGGAGTACGCATCCATTGTCCTGTCAGGTACGATCATGCTTGACGTGACCGAAGGTGCTACACATTACCATGCTACCTACGTAAGACCTGCATGGGCGAAGACCAAGACACGCACAACCAGAATTGACCGACATATATTTTATCGTTGGGAAAAATAGTGCTTGATTAACTATTTATATAGTATATCTTTAATACATAACACAATAACATAAGGAGAACTAACATGGCTTTAGATTATATAACAAACGGACTAGAAGTACCTGAGTATTTAGATTTCACTACACGTACTGAGCCTACACGTATGGCAGGTAAGAAGTACGTCATCAACAATGACACTGATGAGGTTATCGGTATTGTTGGTAGCAAGTTCAACTCTGTTACACACACAGAGTTCTACGACAGAGTGTGGGACACTATGTCTGAACAGCTAGGTGCAGAAGCAATGGAAGGTGTACAGGTTAAGTGGAACACTGCACGTAATGGTGCATTCGCTATGCTTGATGCATCTATGCCTAGCACGAAGGCAGTGATCACAACCGACAAACAACAGACAGAAATATCACAAAGAGTGATAGCCCTGCATGGTGTGGATGGTCTGTGTTCTAATCAAGTATTCTTTGGTGCTATAGATTTCTTTTGCACAAACGGAATGATCAGAGGTGAGCATGACAAGGTGAGAAGAAAGAACACTACTAACTTTAATATGGCTACCTTTATCAAGGAGCTAGAGAATGCCAACAGTGACTTCTATTCACAGGCTGAACAGCTACAGGAGTGGGCGAGGACACCCCTTGAGTACAACAGTGTAAGAGATATGCTTCACTCTCTCATGGGATCGGAGAAGAAAGGTGACAAGATGCTTGGATTGTATGGACAAGAGATACAGACAAGAGGACACAATGCCTTTGCTTTGTACTCAGCGTTCACTAACTATGCATCGTATGCAGATGAGCGTAACGGCTTCAAGCTACGTAACACAGGCAACGACACTAACTCAGTGAGTATGTGGGGACGTGAGCAGGAAGTTACCAAGTGGGTATCATCAAAGCAGTTCAAAGAACTGGTTGCTGCCTAATGAAGTTACCTCGTTACGTACAACAGAGGTACACACCGAAGGGGGTGCGAACATTCAGGTTCAATCCCCCTCGTCAACTTACTGACACTGGTATTGTATCTCGTAGAGAGTTAGGCAATAACTTTAACGAAGCAAAGAAGATAGCAGACTATCTGAACAAACTTGTGGATGAGTATCGTCATAGTAAACTGACAGATTTATCAGTTACCAGATCTACTAAGTTGTCAGAGCTTTGTGACATATATCTTTTATCTAATGATTTCAATGCCTTACGTGAGTCTACTAAGGCAGATTACATATACTTTATAAGAGTATTATGTGACAGTCTTGGTGAAAAGAAGTGGAACACTATATCTAGTAGGTTAGCGAAGAGAACTTATGAGGTTTGGGTGAGAAGAGGAGTGTCCTTTGCCAACCATGTGTGCAGTGTAGCATCTAGGATCTACAACTACGCAACAGAGATGGAGTATGGCAATCATAATCCTTTCTCTGCTATCAGACGTAAGTCTACACAGCCTAGACGTGTAGTGTGGGCGAAAGAACAGGTCCGTCAATTTCTTGACTTTGCCTATGACAAGTACGAGTACAGAAGTATTGCTCTGATAGTGCATATGGCATACGAATGGTGTCAGAGAATAGGTGACATGCGACTGTTGACATGGGACACAGTTGACATGGACAAGGGACAGCTAAACTTAGAGCAATCTAAGCGTAGATCAAAGGTGTTCCTACCCATAGGTGACGAGCTATACGAGATGCTGTTACAACAGAAGGCAGACTTTGGCTTTCAACAGTATGTAGCTCCAAATATAAAGCCTGTACAGGGCAAGTTCAACCCTTACAGCTTGGAAGGTGTATCGAAGATAGGAAGACGTGTCATGAAGAAATCTGGACTGCCTGACGAGCTACGCTTGATGGATCTTAGACGCACAGGAGTGACAGAAATGATTGACAGTGGAGTCCCGATGGGTCAGCTTATGTCAGTCACAGGTCATGCCAATGTACAGTCGGTCAAGCCTTACATGAAGCACACATTTGAGAGTGCAAAGAATGCTCTCATGACAAGGAGTAAATATAATGTATAACTTATATAGTATACTTAATAATATAGAAGAGCTATCTAATGGTGAAACTAAAAGGTTAGACTGTCCTGAGTGTGGTGGTTACAAGACGTTCACTGCTACGAATAACATGGGCAGACTATTGTGGAACTGTTACAAAGCGTCATGCAGTATCTCAGGATCTAAGCCTGTACATATGTCAGTCAACGATATACGTCAGGCTATTGAGCGAAAGGAGAAAGCACAAGAAGGGTTCGTAATGCCTGAGTACGTTGTCCCATACAGGGGGCAGCCAGACGTTACTCGATTCATGGAAAGGTTTGACTTGATGGGTGGACTGTACCATGACGTTAAAGACAATCGTGCTGTGTTTCCGATCATGCAGGACGGTGTAGTTGTGGACGCAGTTGGACGAAGTCTTAGAAATAGTTTGCCTAAGTGGAAAAAATATGGGAATAGTGGCTTGCCATATACATCTGGATGTGGTAGGATCGCTGTAGTTGTTGAGGACTGTGTCAGTGCCGTTATTGTAGGCAGTGACGTGTATGTTGGGGTTGCTGTGTTAGGCACGTCACTGTCAGACATACACAAGAGGTATCTGTCACAGTTCTCTTCAGCTATCATAGCTCTTGACCCCGATGCACTACCCAAAGCTATGGACTTCTTTAAAGATTTGAAGAGTGTAATAAAAGATGTACGAGTATTACGATTGACTGACGATCTGAAGTATAAACATCCTAACGACATTGAAAAACTAACAGCAATAGGAGAACAAATAAATGGAAACAGCATTAATTCGTAGTTTGATGGACAAGGACTTCTATGATGACCATAGAGGTATCAAGTGTCCCGATAAGTTATTTGGTAAAGATCTGCGTAAGATTAAAACATCTGTAGATTATGCCATGCAGAGATACAACAGGACTGTCACACCTGATGAGGTAGAAGCACTGTTCATGTCAGGTAATCCAACCATGACTACAGCACAGAAGCAAGCCTTTGGTGATCTGTTCTTACGTGTCAAGAAGGAGTCACCACTTGGCAAGGACGTGGCACAAGAGGTCTTGTCTAAGCTATTCCAACAGGTGATTGGTGAAGAGATAGCTAACCTTGGCTTTGACTATGTGAATGGTTCGCAGACTAGTCTTGAACCTTTACGTAATCTGTTGGAGAGATACAACGATGACTTCATACCTGCACTCAACGTAGAGTGGGCTGACATATCTATTGACAATCTGCTTGCTAAGAATGACTTGGAAGCTCGTTGGACATTCAACATACCTAGCCTGACTCGTAAGATAGAAGGTGTCAACGAAGGGCATCTGATAGAAGTTGGAGCTAGACCCAACACAGGTAAGACATCTTTTCATGCATCCATGATAGCAGGTGAGAATGGCTTTGCTCGACAGGGTGCTAGATGTATCATCTTATGTAATGAGGAAGCAGTACACAGAGTTGGCATTCGTTATCTCACTGCCAGTTCCAACATGGATCAGTACCAGATCAAGGAGAACCCTAGGTTAGCTGATGAGAAGTACGATGCAGTGAGAAAGAACATCAAGCTGTATGACTGCACTGGTCGTGACATGGCATGGGTCGAGAGTGTGGCTAAGTCATACAAGCCTGACGTAATGGTACTAGACATGGGTGACAAGTTTGCCAAGACATCAGGGTTTGCCCGACAGGACGAAGCTCTGAAAGCAAACGCTATCCATGCTCGTACTATTGCAAAGCAGTATGGTTGTGCCGTGTTCTACATGTCACAGCTATCTGCCGAAGCAGAGGGCAAGGTTATACTTAACCAAGCCATGATGGAAGGTAGTAGAACAGGTAAGGCTGCCGAAGCTGATCTGATGTTACTGCTTGCCAAGAACCCTGAGGTAGAGGGAGAAGATGAGTCCTCTCCACAGCGACACATTAACGTAGTGAAAAACAAACTGTCTGGTTGGCATGGCAAGATTGTCTGTGAGCTAGACTACAAGACAGCGAGGTACACAGCATGAGTAAATTACAACCAGTAAAAGGTGCATACTACAGACGATTTCAACCTGATTCGTACAGGGAGAATGATGGTAAGGCAAAACAAATAGTAATGGACTACTTAGAAAGGAACGGACATATAGACTTATCAGCAGGAGAAAACTTTTCTTTTGATATTAGTTCAGAAAAGAATGGACATAAGTATTATTCTGAGGTAGAAATGAAGAATCAGTGGACAGGAGATTGGAATCCAACATGGAAGGAGATACGTATACCACACCGTAAGATAAAATTAATAAATAAATTTAGGGACATGGACGATAGTTCTTTCTTTAACTTCTATGTAATCCGTAGTGACTGTGAGTACGCTTGGAGAATCAAAGACTTTCAGATGACACAGGAATGTATAAAAGAAGTATGGTTGTCTAACGCAAGACGAAAGGAACATTTCTTTCATATACCCTACGAAGAAGCAGAGCTAGTAAAACTAAAGGACACAGCATGAGATTAATATTAGATGTAGAAAATAATGTTACCAAACGTAATGACAAGCTACACCTTGATCCGTTTGAGCCTACCAACTCTCTAGTTATGGTAGGTATGAAGACAGACAACTGGGAAAGAGTGGTTACGTTTGAGCATTCTGATGAGCTACCCACCCCGAATGGCTTCAACATGGTACAGGAGCAACTAGATAAAACTACTGTGCTTGTGTGTCATAACGTAGCACACGATTTGATTTGGTTGTGGGAGTCAGGTTTCAAGTATGATGGTATTGTATTTGACACAATGCTAGGTGAGTATGTGTTACAGCGTGGGCAGAAGCAACCTCTATCATTAGAGCAATGTGCAGAGAGATATGACTTGGACACTAAGAAGCAGGACACACTCAAAGAATACTTTAAGAGTGGCACATCTGTGTCAGACATACCACATGCTGAGTTAGTAGATTATCTATTGCACGATCTACGAGCTACATATAATCTTGCCGATAAGATACATCATAGGTTTATGAATGGGGACAGCGATCTGTTTGACACTGTTACTCATACAAACATGGTGGCTGTATGTCTGTGTAAGATATATGCTCGTGGATTTAAGGTTGACCTTGACAAACTTGATGACGTTAGAAAAGAGTTTGAGAAGGAGAAGCAAGATATTATACGTGAGCTAGGACAACAGGTGCAAGATCTGATGGGAGATAAACCTATTAATCTCAACAGTCCAGAGCAATTGTCTTGGGTTATCTACAGCCGTAAGCCAAAGGACAAGTCTATGTGGGGTAACTTCTTTGATCCTTACATGAACAAGTCCGACTTTAACAAATCTGTAAGCGAACACAGTGATGTGATATATAAGGTATCAGCCAAGACGTGTCTTATGTGTAGAGGACGTGGATACATTACTAAGGTTAAGAAGAATGGCACACCATTTAAGAAACCAAACAAGTGTCCCAACTGTGATGAGTCTGGTTGGTTGTACGAAGACAGACCAAACCAGATAGCAGGTCTTAGGTTCAGCCCACCGACAGCTAAGTGGGTGAGTGCCAATGGGTTCAGTACAAACAAGATCAACCTTGAGATACTTGAACACTTTGCCAAGCGTAGTAATAATACAAAAGCTGAGTTGTTCCTCAAGCGTGTTCGTAGATTGTCTGCACTAGAGACATACCTGTCCTCGTTTGTTGAGGGCATATCTACATATACTAAGCCTGATGGTAAGCTACATGTTAGATTACTACAGCACCGTACATCTACAGGACGGTTCAGTGGTGCAGATCCTAACATGCAGAACATGCCTAGAGGTGGCACGTTTCCTGTGAAGAAGATCTTTGTGTCCCGATGGGAAGGTGGCAAGATACTTGAAGCTGACTTTGCACAGCTAGAGTTTAGGACTGCTGCCTATTTGTCACAGGACAGAGTTGCTATGCAAGAAATAAGTGAAGGCTTTGATGTGCATAGTTATACTGCAAAGGTTATCACCGATGCAGGACAGCCTATATCT